GAGAACCAAACCGTGCGCACCGTCCACCTTGGCTTGCAAGGTTTTGGCCGGGGTTGTTCCCGTTAATTCGAGGCCGGGATTACTCGCCGACAATTCGATGGCCACGTAATCCGATGCATTCGTGAGACCATCCCCAATATTCACATCGATTGTTTGCCCTGATTTCGATAGACCAATCCCGGCGACAATAGCACCCGCACCGGTGAAGAGAACCCACGAACCCGTAGGCACAGTGCCCTGGAATGTGAAACCCTGGTTGTCGTAATAACCCGCGTTAGCGGTATCTTGCACCAAGGCCGCTGCGCTGTTGATCGCTTCGCTTGTGTCTGCGCCCGTGTTACTCGATCCTGAAAACTCCACGATTTTACAATCATCGGTTGCTTCCGCATAAGGCGCGATCAAAGTCACTGCTGGAGTGAGGCCCACGATTGCGCGAACCCCCGAAGCTACAAAACCGCCCGCCGCTGCCTCGATTTGTACCCAGGCCGTGCCGGACCATTCACGCAGATCGCCTTCGTACTTCGCGCCGCTGCCATCGATGACATAGGATTCGCCCGCGCTAGGAGTAACCAGGGAACCGGTCAACGATGAACCCGCAAAATCCGCCCGCTTGCCGTCGTCCGTCACGTCAGTGTAAGGCGCGATAAGCGCGGTAGTCGTGGAAAGAAGCGCGTAGAAACCGGCCGGCACGAATCCCCCCGAACCCGTGGCGATTTTAACCCATGTCGAGGACACGTATTGCCACACGTCGCCGACCACGGCCGTTGAAAGAGCCGCTGCGCCGTCCGCCGTGCTCACGACGTAGGCATCCCCCTCAACCGACAACACCTCGATTACCGAAGCCGCTGCATTACCTACCAAGCTCATGCAATCAACGTTACCCAAAAGATTGGGAACGTTGACCGGATCAACCCAACCCAGACCGGTTAGCCTGGCGTCAACGTAGTTTTGGTTCACCGCGTCGGTACCCGCCGTGGGTGTATCAGGTACCCCGGTAATCCGATTGTTTCCTAATGCGAGATTGCCACCGCCGATTGTCGCGCCGTACAAATTCCATGTGTCGGAAGTCGTGTCTTGTTCGGCGTGATAACCATAGGTTGGATCCATGTACAATATTTTGCGCTCAGTCATTCTTCATCCTCCTGCGCTGGCAATCTTATTCCCAGCTTTGTTTTACTCGCCCTCCCCCATGTATTCGGGGTTGCCTTCTTCGTCTATTTGGATCACAACACCGTCTTGTCTAACGGTGCATTTGTTTAGGGAAATGCCCAATCGTTTTTCAATCTTTTCCCTAGTCTGATTGTACTCGACCTTACATTGCTCCATGCTTTGCGCGGTATCTCTTTGTTTCTTCCGCAATTCATCGCGTTGTTGAACGTATTGCGCGTTCAAAATTTGATCTCGCATATTCAAATTTTGCAACACAGTTGCTTGCATATCAACACGCGCTTGATTCAAATCCAAAGCCATCATTTCCAACGTCGTTAACGACAATTGGTTCGGAATAACGACCTTTGGTTTCCGTCCCCGCCTTTTTCGCTTTGGTTTTACTACCGCCTCCACTTGCTCGGCGGGTTGCTCCACTTCCGCCGTTGCTTCCGGGGTTACCGCTTCCGTTTTTTCTCCCTCTTCTTTTACTATCGCCATTTTTGGCTGAGAGATAATAGGAGTCGCTCCACCTTCTGTTGGTTTTCTCAAATTTTCAGTCATAACAAACCTCGCTCTCTTCTTTTAATTGTTACGAAACCCTTTTCGTTAACAAGTCGCTAGGGCGAATCAATACGATTGATTGCCCCAAAGGTTTACCCATTTGTTGTACCCAAACCGGCCCGCCGTTAGGCGCTGGCACAATTTGAGTTAATCCCCCATCGAAACCCAGAAACAACGGTTTCGATAAATCCAAACTACCGTACACACCCGCCATTTCCCCAGAGTACTGAACCTCACAACGCGTGTCCGTCGTTTTGTCTCGGATAATACCGATGGAAGGAAGCGTCGCTAACGTATACGGGTTGCATTTAGTTACTTGGTAAATGCCACCAATAGGATCGGCAGTAGCGTAAACACAATCACCTACCGCATCCGTTGCCAGACAATCCGCTAAGAATGTATTTGAAGATTCAAATGTGGAAACAATACTTGCTAAATTGGTTGATACCGGATCGTACCAATTTTCAGTACCCAGTACTTGCCTAATTTGCGAAAGTACGAATTCTAAAAACTCTTGGTGATTTTCAGATACAGATTCGGCGGATTGTATTTCAGTAGGAGTCTTTTGATCATCAAAAGCCTCACTTCGGCGTGATTCGAAAAGGCGTAGTAATTGTCTGGGTGACACTTAACACCTCTTAGCCTCTTCGTTGAAAAGCCACCAATTCAACCACGCTTGATCCCGTTACACCTTTTAGCCACACTTGCGAGGCCTCAACCGGTCCATCCCATTCACCGTGGGGCGTGTCCGCCGCCGCGACTGGTACTAAAATGTAATTAGTATCAGCCGCAAAATCCGCTGCGGTAAAATACATTTTACACGCATAAGCTGTTGCGCGAATTTTTAGAAACTTCGACACGAACGGGAATTGGTGAGCGCGCCCTGTTGTCGTGATTGTCTCACGAAACACATGGGGAAAACCACCCCGACCTTCTAAAACACTCATACCCTACCACCTTTCGCGTGCTAGGCCTTTTTAATCCTGTTGACCCTTCAACGTTCCTACTATGAGAACATCTAGCACGTCGTCATCGGTTGGACCGGTGATTGTGATCCCCGTTGCCGTGCCCACCACGGTACCTTGGACAGCGCCCGTATGATTGTGTATGAAAATGCCATATGACGCACTGGCCATATCAGACAAGCCCATACTGGCAAAAGTGAACGCGCCCCCGGTAACCATTACCACTTGGGCATATTGCATCGACACGCCACGAGAATACGCGCCCACGAGATTAGGGATCCCCTGGTCTGCCAAAATTGGCATATAGTCTTTCATATCTTTACCAGACATTTATTCCTCTTCTGCCACGTCATACATCGCCGTCATGATACGCTTAATCAATTCCGCCTTAGACGTTTTGATTGTGTAATTGACAGACGGGTATGCGTCGGCCATTTGACGCAAATAACCAATGGACATACTAGGTGTGGGATCCGGCCAATCCGCCCAACCGTCCTCGGTTACTTGATCAAGTTTTTCTTTTTTTGATTCTTCTTTTTTCTCTTCGACAATCGGTTCACGTACAATAACTTTAGGCGGTGTAGTAATTTCGACTTTTTTTGGGGCCTCTACTTTTACGGCCTCAACTCTTTTTGGAGCCTCGACTTTTGGTTTAGTAGCCGCCTTTTCCTCCGAAGCTACCAACGACCACGCCGCCTTGTTTTGCAATAGCCTATCAACGATCAACGGATCGCTAATTTCAACAATGCCATCACTGTCTATCTGTATACGAGTACCGTTGACGTTGACACTTTGCCCGGCCATATGCGGTAAATTGTTTTTTAACTTCGCCATAAAACCTACTCCATTTTAAAACGGAAATGTTCCCCCCTAAATTAGGGGGAACATCCGTGACCAACCGATTACGCCGCGCCTACATAGCCGGAAGCTCTACCGATATTTCGGATCATCAAAATTTTACCTGGACAATAAAGGCAGGGTACACCGTAAAGCAAGAGCATGAACCTTATGCTAGAGTCAATGGTTGCCAATGGCACCTTGAGCAATGGGGCCAGTTGTTTGAATGACATGCACTCTAGATTTTGCTGAAACAGAAACGCGGAAGTGCAATAGGGAAGGTTGAAGTTTTGATCCGAAAGGATTTGTTCGGCCGCCCCGGATACGTTGGGTATCCGAAGGATGAGACGGCAAGTCGCCACTGCGCCGTTTTTGGGTGTGCGGAAAAGTTCATAGTACTCCGTAGTCGTCGAACCACCGGGAGTCACGCCTACAGTCAATTTGTCGCCCGCGATCATGGACACCGCGCCCGCGTCGCACAGTACGGGAATACTTCGACCGTACCGGTTAACGGCGACAACTTTGTACCAGTAATCCCCGGCGTCGTCCGCCGTAAACTTCGCCGTGGCGTCCACCGGGGTTGCTACTGCGGTGGAAATGGTCGGCGTCCCTGGACGCTTCGCCGCATCACCTACCGCCGCCGCGTTTGGTCCGCCGCCATCGGTAATAAAAACGTTGGGCTCGAAGGCGACGTCACCGGCCGGGCTCGTCCAGCCGCGCAAATCCGTTCCAATCATTCCGTTTTTGTTACTCGAAAATGTGTCGTGTCTTTCTTTCGGGAAAAACGTTTTGACCAAATCAGCTTTGGTCTTGGGGTTAAGGTACAAATGTGAAGGTGACCCATAATTTGGCGCGTCCATGACCGTCAAAGACACATCCGTCAAAATGTCCTCTGAAAGAGGGAGCCCCCGAAGATCGACAATGTTCGTCGCGGGCGAATTGTCTGTGATCAATTTTTCGAAACCATCGAATTGAACCGCGCTCAGAGCCGAGTTTCCATAGAACAATGCGCGCTCAAGCTGCTTGAGAATATGCATTGTGCCATTTATGGCTTCTTGTGCAAGTACGGGACCGTGGGCAGGAGTGACGAGTGTCATCGGATGGGAAACCGCCCTCGTTGATCCCATAAATTTAACCACACTGTATTTTCTCTGATACGAACTATCTTCGGATTCTGGTAGCGCTCCTTCGCTAATAAACCCAGAATCCAGGTTTGAGCCGTATTCTTGTAGCTGATTGTACTCTTCAACCGTATTATATGCGGGAAGCTTACTGATATTTTTCCAGAGGCGGATATGGTCCATCTTGTATGTGGTCACTTTGAGTGTTTTTTCCAAAGATTCCACGCGTAAGCTGAATCCGTCACCTGCCACAACTGAACCGGGAGCCGAAATGTCCGCCCCGGCCGTCAAAGCTTTGTTCAATTCATCGACGTCTTTTTGGGTTTGTGAAACAGCGCCGAAACCATCGATCCCCTCGTAATCTTTCCAACTCACTGACATTTTAATTCTCCTTCTTCGTCCTGTCTTTTAGGACGCTTGATTTTTCAAAAGCGCGCCCCGTTAGTGAGTTACCGCGCCGTTTCTTTTTTCTCGGATTTTCGCCGCTAGCCTTGGCTCGACGGTGCCGAACAATTCGCATTTCGTGATCGCCTTACTCAGATCGATCCCGTCATCTGTCACGCCGCCGCCGCCCTTTTGCATGGAGTCTTCTAACATCCCCATAAGGACGTCCAGCGTTTCAGATTTGCCCAATTGATCGACTGGAGGCCTGGTACCTGCAAACGATTTCTCGAGCGTGCGCGGCGCGTTGACTCCCCGGCTTTTGGGTGCGTGCGCGGGTTGATCCTCGATTACCGAAATTCGTTCGGCAATGCTTTTGATCAAGCGGCCTTCGTCCGCGACCGCCTTAGCCAGAATCAAATTGAACGCGTGTTGGCGCGTATCGGATTTCTCCTGATACTCGGCCAGCATACCCAACGACTTGACCAGTTCAGCGTGCTGCTCTTGCAGAAAATCGCTGACGTCGAGCGCCTTTTGCAGGGTATCGTTTTCCTCGAGGCCCTTGACCACGTCCGCGCTGAAATCCTCTTTTTCCGCTTCGCCCTGGCCAAGCAGATCGAACAATTCTTTTTGCTCGGATTTCTCGAGTGTTTCCTGCTGGGCCTTCTCGAGTAGGAATTGTTTACGCGACGTGGGGTCGTCGGCGTCAACGAGCGCTTGCAATTGCGATAACGATTTTTCGAGATCGTCTTCCGTCAAATCGGTGGATTCTTCCATATCCTCTTCCTCTTCGCCTTCCCCCTCGCCGTCGTCTTCGCCCTCTTCATCGTCCGGGGCCTTTTTTGCCTTCAAAAGCTCGTCCCTTTGTGCTTGAGACATTGTGACTACTCCTTGTTTAATCGGCCTGTCGTTTTAGCCGACTGGCCAAGGTTAACAAACGCCCGATTTGCCGATCCGTAGCATTCGGTAAACGGGCTCTCATGTAGCCGAATGCCTCACTTTTCGTTAAAGACTTCTTTGTCTTTTTCTTTTTTTCTTTTTGGTTTTTCTCGTCTTTTTCCAAATCTTCTTTGGTCAAGACTTGCCCCGCGCCCATACCTGTTTGAGTACCTTGCGGAGTTTCCCCACTCGAGCAATCGCCCATTCCCAGCATTTTTTCCAAAACGTCGGGTTCGGCTTTCCCAAAAGCCTCGAGGCTTTTCGCTAGAATTTCCATCCGCGAATCAGTATTCACGGGACAATTCGTAATGGCCACATTACGCACCATGGCCTTAGCGATGGTTCGCTTGTCGTCACCGGTACGTTTTAGGATTTTCCCTTCTACGGAAAAACCCAAACGTCGATGTGTTTTTTGTAAGGCCTTTCCCAATTCCCAAACCTTGTCGGCTTCGGGAGTGTCGAGAAGATATCCTTCAACCCAGTGTCCGTCGGCCTTGGCGATCCGACCGTCGGGCATTTGCGATCCCTGGGAGATATATTTTGTGATCTCGGGATAGCCTAAAATATCCACGGTCTTTTTCGAATGGTTATCGTTGAACCAACCATTTCGTAAAAAATCGTTTAGCTCCAAACCTTTAGCGAGGATAACTTCTTTTTGCCGGTCGCGGGTTTCGCACGAAATGACACCACCAATACGCCGCTGTTTCCCTTTATCCGCTTCCGCTTTTTCGAAAAAACTGGCCGGTACTTCAAAATCAAAATGCATGTTTACCTCACAAAAAAGCGAACGTGTTTTGTTTTACGTTCGCTCCAAGCGGGTAAACACCCTTAGTCGAGCCTACCGTATTGACCGTGTCTGATAATGAACCTAAAGGAATTTAGGGATTAGTCAAGGTTTCTGACGTGTTACAAAAAACTGCTCATTTCGAACTTGGATTCCCCCCGATAATTGCACGGGCACCGTGACTGACGCCTTGCACCAATAGCATTGGGTTTTGCACTCACCGTCTTCGAAAAACAAGGGGCCTTTGACGCGTAATCGAGTACGTTTACCTGATTTTTGCAGTAAGTGATTGCCGCATTCTGGGCACCGCATGATCCCCCCGAATTACGAAACTTTTTTGGGTTTTCTCAGTAGCACGCCTATGCATTATCGCTAGATTTTGATCCTTGTCGAGATCCCAACCCTTATCGACCGCGCTTGCCGGTGCCTCGACATACTTTCCCTTGGACCATAGCCTGTACGTGGGCTTTCCTTGCGGCCCCGTGCTCGCCGTGATTATCACCGGTTTCCCCTTGTGGGTTACTTTGTACGGGATGCCCGGAACGAGCGCTGCGGGCCAATTCCGGGGCACGTCGCCCCGTGTCTCGGTTAAATGTAAACGCAAATCGGCTGGGAGCATCGACGCGTTGGCTATGGGGCCTTGCTTCAACTTCGCGAGCGCTCCCCAATCCGTTTCGTCCGCTTTCGGTTTAGGAGCCCCGAACAAATCCATTTGCGGCCCCGTCGTGGGCTTATTGGTTGCGGGTTTCACCGGTTCTCGCTTAGTTTCGGCGGGTTTCACCGGTTTTACTTTGGCCACGCGTTTAACTTTGGCCACGCGTTTAACCGGCTCGCGTTTTACTTTGGTCGGCTTTGGGGGAATAGGTGGCGGTGCGGGTACCTCCGGGTTGTGGACGTTGGGGGGAACCTCCACGGGCTTAGATTCCCGCACCGCCAAGTCTTCTGTGCTTTCCAACTTCGATGGTTCAGCAGGGATACCGCGGATTTGGTTGAATAGTTCCGTCGCCGACAACGGTTTGTTCATCCACTCGCGCTCAGCCGGTGTTAGCTGCCTACCGGAATTTATTTTCGCGCTCAATTCGTACTTGCGTTTTATGATTTCCGTAACGTTTTGATCGAAATCATTTCCAATTGCCGTAACCCAGTAGACGTTCACCGCCTTTTTCTGACCAATACGATGCGCTCTATCTTCCGCTTGTCTTAAATCCGCCGCCGTCCAGGGCAAATCGTTGAACACGACACGGTTTGCCGCTGTCATGGTCGCCCCTACGGCCATCGATTGTTTTGTTGTTACGAAAACTTTTTTAGTCGTAATGAATTCCCCAAACTCATCCGTCTTTTGCCACTCTTCTTTTACCGCTTCCCTCGCGTTATCTGACATCGTACCGTAATGGAGTAAAGCGTCTTTACCGAATTCCGCCGCTAGTTTTTTCGCCGCCGCTACTGACTCGGTAAACACAATCACCCTATCTTCGGAAGATTTTAAAATCTCGTTAACAACCTCTTTTGTCGCCGGTACTTTTCCTTGTGCTACCTGGTCTTTTAGTCTGGAAATATCGCCTATCTGTATGGT